GGTAAGGAAGCCCAGGACGCTAGCGTAATCAAGGGGATGCGACAGAACTATGTGTCGTATATCGTTGAGCGTGATCCGCTTATGTCGCTTGAGCAAGAGAGCGGGATTCTCAAGCAGATCTTTGAGTCTGGGGAAGGTGGCGGGAGTGGCTCTCCGAATACCAGGTTTGGAAAACGCGGGAAGTATGAGACCTTCGACGAGATTAACGCGGCCCTGAAGGGGTCCGGCCTCAAGCTCAAGACGCAGGATATTGGGGAGATTGTCGGGCTTTACACGAAGTCTATGCGGACGGCGATCGAGAACAAGATCTTGCTGGATTCCCTCAAGACAGCGAAGACGGCTGAGGGGATGGACTACCTGGTTCGTGCGGATAAGAATGGGAATCTGCCGCCAGGGTATGAGAAGCTGAATCATCCGCAATTGACTGGCTATGGTGTGCAGGCGGAGCTTGTAGATAGCCTGAAGGTTGTGATGAACAGTTCCAATCCCAACGTGGTGACGAGGGGTCTGCATGGACTCGCGATGGCTGTGAAGCGGGTGCAGGTCTTTGGTTCCCTCTTCCATGCGAAGAGCCTGATGGAAGTCTATATTAACTCAATGGGAAAGGACTTCTATTCTACCAAGACTGGCGTGAATATGGCTCCGATCAATGCGGCTCTCAAGATGTATCGAGAAGGCGGGCTTGGTGATACGCTGGATGTTGGTATCCGTCACGGTCTGTCAATGCAGATTCCGCTGGATGTTAGCCAGTCTATTATTGGGAATATTGGGAAGTCTATCGACGCCATTACGCCGAGAGTGATCGGGAAGGATTGGAAACTCGGGACTGCTGTTACAGACAAGATCGACTGGGTTAACGGTAAGATGGATAAGCTGACCTGGGACTATCTCCATGCCGGAATCAAGGGTGCGGTGTTCCTCAAGGAATTCGAAACTATGATGCTGCGAAATGCAGAGGCCAATGCGAGGAATCCGAAGATACCGCTGAAGTCCAGCGAGCTTATTGCGAAGGAGGTTGCGACCTATGCAAACGACCTGACGGGCGGATTGAACTGGTTCCAGATTGCGGCGGATGCGAAGACGCAACTGGGGCGGAATCTAGGAATGTACTTTGCTGGGCCGGAGGGTCAGCGTTTTGCGCAGATGGTTGCGTTCGCCCCGGACTGGGCTATCAGTACACTTCGAGCTGGGTTCAAGGCATTCGGAGAAAGCGATCGGACTCTGAAGGGACTCTGGAAACCGGAGAATGCGACGGACCTGTATCGTCGCTATGCGCTCAGATCGACGTTGTACTGGATGACGCTGCTGAATGGGATTAACTACGCGACCTCCGGGCATTCAGTGCTGGAGAACAAAGACCCCACAAGGATTGAGTTTGGTGATGGGACTTCAATGCAGGCTGGTAAGCATACGTTTGAAGCTGTCCATGCGGTGATGGATCCCGTGAAGTTTGCGTATAACAAGCTCGGATTCACCCCGAAGATGATGATTGATCTGGCATCGGGGAAGTCAGGGTATGGCGACACGGCACCGAAGTATGATAACTTTGTTGGTCATGCCGCGAGGACAGCGTTGCCCTTCACCGTGAACTCTGCGACGCAGCCTGGGATTACTGGTATTGATCGAGCAAAGAGGGCGGTGCTTTCATCTGGCGGTCTTCCGGTTTATGGAACTACGCCGGAGCAGAAATCTGAAATCAAGATTCAACGTGCGGCTGCAAGGGAACGCAAGCGGGGAGTAAGGAAAGATTGGGGAGGTAAAGAATGACAATTCGATTTCCACCACCACCTAATTCGTCTGATCTGAATTCCCCGATTTGGAGAGACTGGTTTTACAAGCTTTCGCTGGCTGTGAATAAGGCCTATGCGGTTGCAACGAGTCCGGCAGTGGAGGGGATGGCCCGAGGAACTTTTCCTATGTCGGGGATGAATGGGGAAGTGCAAGATGGTGATTGGGAGCCGCCGACGCAGATTTCAGTCCCGACAATACATAATCTTGGCCCTAGTACTACAGCCCCTCAGCTCGTCCCCCTCTTCTTCTTTCAACCTGACGACAACGATGATGGGTATGTTGGCCCACCTTGGACAATGTAATCTAGTGATGCGGTAGTAGTAAAAACTTTTTAACTTTCGGAGAATAACATGGCTGCAAACAAAACTATTCGCATTGGCCCTATTGCGCTGTCGACTACCATGACGAGTGATCTGGTGAATCCGCCGGTGCTTTCTGGTGGGACGATGCCAGCAGGCGGGACGAGTAATTCGGATACCTATCTGATCATTCGCCACATTCGGATTAGTAATCGAACGGCGGTTGCGGCGACGTTCTCGCTCTGGCTTGGGGCTACTGGCGGGAATGTGGCAGGAACAGAGGTGATTGGAACCGGGCAAAGCGTTCCGGCGAATAGCTATCTTGACTGGTACGGTATGCTTCGAATTGATACGAATGACTTTCTTGTTGGTGGGGCCGGTACGACCAACGCGCTGACCCTGGAAGGCGAAGGCGAGATTGGGATAGCGTGATAACATGGGAGAGCAAGAAACAGAAACCCTCAGGGAACTGTTGAAATCCCTGAGACACACGCTTGAGGATCATATGGAAGCCGAAGCTGCATTCAGGCCAAAGCTCGAAGAGCTGATTGTAGTTCTGGAGAGATTGAAGGGGGTAGTTACTTTCCTCAAGGTCCTTCTTTATATTAGCGGCACGGCGTGGGCGGTACTTGTCTGGGCCCGTGACCACGTTAAATTCTAGGGAGGCTTCATGAGACTTACCCCGCATTTTGAACTGGAAGAGTTCACGCATAGTTCGACGGCGCTGAGACTGGGGATAGACAACACCCCAGGACCTGAGATTGTGAAACGCCTGAAAGTGGTGGCGGAGAAGCTGGAAGTTATTAGACAGGCAGCTTTCCTGCAGAGCAGCGCAATCATTATTTCTTCTGGATACAGGAGTCCCCATCTGAACAGGGTTGTGGGGGGTTCTAAGAACTCAGCGCATATCTGGGGGTGGGCGGCAGATATCAAGGTACGAGGATTTACTGCTCTGGAGCTGGCGAGGGTAATCCAAGATTCGGGGATTGAGTTCGACCAGTTAATTCGGGAGGGTACCTGGGTCCACGTATCCTTCGATCCGAAGATGCGAGGTCAGATCTTGACCGCGAAGTTTGTAGGTGGAATTGCTCATTACACGGAGGGCTTACATGCCACAGTTTGATTGGAAGAGTGTTCTCGGGGTGGTGGCCCCGACTGTGGCTACAGCGCTTGGTGGGCCACTAGCGGGGCTGGCGGTGGAGGCCCTTGGGGCGGCGTTCGGGCTGACCAATGCAACAGAGAAGGATGTTCAACAGGTTCTGGAAAGGGGTAAACTTACCGGCGATCAGATCGTTCAGATGAAGATGGCGGAAGACGCCCTCAAAACGAAGATGCGTGAACTTGATATTCAGGAGAATCAACTATATGTTAGCGACCGTGATTCAGCTCGAAAGCGCGAGGCGTCGGTACAGGACTCGACCAACCGCAATCTCGCCTATGTTATTGTGGGCGCCTTCCTTGCAATGGTGGGGGCTACTCTCCTCGGCTATGCTAAAGTCGAGTCTGTCCTGGCAGGGACTTTGGTGGGCTACCTTAGCGCGAAGTGCGAGCAAATCCTAGCTTATTACTTTGGGTCGAGCCGCAGCGGCGATCGGAAGACTGAGTTGCTGGCGCATAGTGTGCCGGTAGATGGAGGGTTAAAATGAGTTTACTTGATGCGATGAATAGTAACGAGGTTCCGTTCAATGCGAGTGCGCTGGATGGGATGGGATGGGACAAGCTTACGCAGGAGGCCGTGAAACTCGAAACGGAGGATAGGCTGTGGAAGCAAGCCCAAGCGGAAGATGCGATGAAGCTGGCGGGGTTGTTTGGTCGGACTGATGTTATGAGTACGAAAGGTCATCAGGCGTACCTGGAGGCGACGGGAGGCAGGCTGACTGGGGAGGCTCGGGAGGAACCGGCTGCTGAGATTTCGCCGCAGGGTCGAGTGCTGGGCGGGCCGAACGGGATGGTGGTGAAGACCTCTGCCGAACTTCGAAACCAAGCTGAGATGATGGTTAGGAATGGCAGGCTTGGTTCGGTCCAGAAAGCTATGGATGCTATCAGGGAAGACTGGACCACCAAGGGCTATATGATTAGGTGAGCTTCTTGCACATGCAGTTAGCGCAATTGTTGCACTTGATTTCGCCAGAGTTAAAGCGAGCTTTTGCATAACGAACGGCCCTGGTTGTTACCCCAAGACGGGCGGCAATCAGGGCTGTTCTCTTGAAGCGCATGAAGAAGACCCAGGCGCAGCAGTATCCGAGGCCTTCCGTGATTAGGAGTTCGACGGATAAGTGGCGAGGTTTCTTGTTCGCGTTATGCTCGGGTATCGTGTTCATGGCATGACAAGATCCAACGTCGAGCTAGCCTTCGAAGCTGGAGAGGCTGTTGCATACTTCGCGGCAGCGGCCCCGGTTGGGCGAAGCCAGAATTTATCTCCGCGCTGTTCGAGGGTTAGCTGTCCAGAGCGGATGGCGCCAGATACGACTCCTTCGAAATCCCGGAAGTCTGTGAAGTGGGAATAAACCAGGCGATAGGCTTCTTCGTAGGGGACTCCTCCCTTGCGGATGACGAACTGGACAAACTTTTCCGCGTGGAGGGAATCCTCAGTACGCCCGATCCTGGAGAAGACATTGTCCATAGACCCCTCTACATCTGTCAGCATCATCGAGGCTAGTTGGATATCGTCGAGAGTGATGATGCGTTCATCACGCTGAGAGGCGGCAATGACAAGGGCGGTTTTGAATAGG